CGGGAAGGCGTAGGTGGCCACCCCGTCGACGTCGTTGGCGGTATATGGCGAACCGGTGCTGACCGCCATTTTGGATGGCAGAATTGTGATCGTAGGGTTCGCCATATTTTTATTTTGCTTTGCTGAGAGTTTCGAGGATGCCGTCTATTTCGGCGCGTGGCATCGTGGCCAGGTGCTCGGCGGTCACGTCTTTGTTTCCAGCTCGATGGTTTTCATTCGCCCGCGCCGCTCGTACATCACCGTGGTGACGCCGAGTTCGCGGAGCATGTTCAGCGCGCGCGCATGCGTCGCGCGGTCGATCTTGCCGACGGCGCCGTGCACATACACGGTGCTGCTTGTCAGGTGGTCAACCGTGATGATCCCGTCATATGGCCGACGCGCCTCATAGCCGCCAGGCTCGGAGTACGCACGGATCGTCGAGACGGTCGTGACCATGTGAAGGTGGGTCATCGCGGCCCCCGGTTACTTCTTGGCGCGCAGCGGCTTGGCCGGCGCCGGCGCTTGGCCGTCAGCTGGGGCGGTCCAGCCCTCCGCCGTCGAGACCTCGATCAGGTCTTCGTCGTCGGTTTCGATCTCGGCACCGGCTTCGAAATGCTCCACCTCGACACCGCGATGCGCCCAGCTGAAGTCTTTTTGAGCGATCAGTTTCATTGCTGCTCCAGAATGGAAAAGGGCCGCCGCAGCGGCCCTTCCCGGGTTGATGGATTACGCCGCAGCGATCTTGAGCAGCTTGATCGCCTGGGTGTTGCGCAGCTTGCCGCCCACGCGCTTACGCACGTAAAACTTCACGAAGCCCGGCGTGGTGATCTCGTCGCGGGTAATGCGCATGCCGACACGATCGCAGATCAAGTAGCCTTCCTTGAAGTCACCGAACGCCAGTGGGAACGCATTCGCGGCCAGCGCCGGCATGTCTTCGGCTTCGGTGATGCCATAGCCCAGGAACGTGGCCGGCTGGCCAGCGGTCAGCGCCGGCTGCCAGAGGTAGCGACCGTCGCCGTCCTTGTACTTGCGCAGCGCGGCCAGGATCAGCTTGCTGGTCAACCACTGCGCATTGTTGCGGTAGCGGGCGCGCAGCGCGTAGACCATGTCCAGGAAGACTTCCGGATTGCTTGGCAACGCAGCCGCTTGGCCCGACGCCAGGTACTGCAGCGTGCCGAAAGCGCGCGTTGCATCTGCGGTAGCCACTGGAGCCGGGCCGCCCAGGATGCCGGTAGGCTTCTTGGTGCCGTCACCACGGATGAACGCGACACCTTCACCGACGGCCATCGATTCCGACGCCGAGCTGGTGAGCCAGTCTTCGACGTTGAAGAACAGGTCGTCGAGCGATTCTTCCGACGCCTGCGGTTTGGCCGAGGCCATGCCGAAAGTCGGCGCGACTTCAACCAGGTTCGGCGTGTCGGTCTGATTGCGGGTGTCGGTCTCGCCAACCCATTCGAAGCCGGCGCCACCGATGTCGAACAGTTCCTTGTAATCGGTACTGCCGACCTGGCGCACGGTGGCGATCTGGCGGATCGGCGAGATATCTGCCGACAGGCGCGCGATCGTGCGCTCGATCACTTCAGGCAGTGCGTAACCACCGCCCGAGCCGCTGCCAACGGTCGCCTGGGTGGCACGGCGCTCGCCGGGACCGGTATTGCTTTTCGCTTCCAGCGCCTGGAACGTCTGCTGCATGCGCTGCTCGCGCGCAAAGTCACGTGGCGAGCGAATCCAATCGTACAGCGCTTCCTTGTACTCGGCTTCTTCTTGGCTCGCGCCCGGCTCGCGATCGCCGCCCGAGAATGCGCCCGGACGAGCCAGCTTGGTCTCGACCTTTTCCAAGCGGGACTTTTGCTCGGTCAGCGAATTCATCGCTTCGTCCATGCGCGCCAGCTTGGCGTCGAAGTCGGCCGTTGGCTTGCCGGACTTGATCGCCTCGATGCGATCATCGTTGGTCTTCTTGTATTCGGTGAAAGCCGTGTTGATCTTGTCGATCGCCTCGGCGACCGAGCGCAGGGTCGGCTCTTCGCGCATTTCGTACGGCACAGCGGCCTTGGCCTGGAATGCGGCGAAGTGCGCTGCCATCGTCACGGCCAGCAAGGTGGCCATCTGTTGGGTTTTGTTCATGGGTTCTTTCAGGAAGTGAGGGAAATGAGCAGCCGCTCGGCCGCCTTCATGGCTGCTGTCGCCTCATGAGCGTCCCGCTCATCCAAAGCGATGCGTTTGACCTCGGCGATCAACGCCTTGGCCGCGTCGGCCGAGAATCCTGCATCCCGCAGGGATTGCTCAGCTTGACGAATGGTTTTGATGCCGGCGACGTCGGCTGCCTTGATGCCGGTGATGCGCGACTTGTCGTTCGACGGGAAGGTGACCAGCGAGACTTCCCACAGCTCGACCTCGGTCAGCGTGCGCACGTCCGTATCCCGGTCGTATCCCCACTCCTTCGACACGAAGCCGATCGACAGCCCGTTGAGAGCGCCCATCTTCATCAGCGCATAGGCTTCGGCGCCCTTCACCGTGTCCAGGGCAAGCTTGCCTTTGATGCGCAGGCCCTTGCTGTCTTCGACCATCTCGGTCCACACACCGATCGGAACCGTCGCGTCGTGCTGCCAGAGCATCGCGGGCATGGTGCCTGCCGCGCGGTGCTCTGCCAGCGTAATTGTGTATGCGCCAGGGGCGATCACATCGTCGTAGCTATCGCGCACGCCGAACACCGAGCCGTAGCCCTCGATCGTGCCATCCTCGCCTACCGATTTCAGTTCGAAGACGATGTTGCGTACCTCGCGGCCGCCGGCACCGGACCGCCGCTCCAGTTTTGGCGGCAGTGGCTGCGCCAGGGGACGCGGCGCCGGACGCTCGAGCGTTTGCCGTACTGCATTCTCCAGCTTATTTGGTGTCGGTCGCAGCGTTGGCGTCTTCATCATCTTTTCCTTGTTTGCTGCCCTGGGTCATGTTCATGGGCGTGAGCGGTTCGTTCAGGCCCGGGAGCGGGTCCTTCCCCTCCTCGTCCCGAATCTCGTTCCGGGTGTAGATGCCCATCTCTGCCATCGTCCGCGCCCACTCAGCGCGGTCCTTCATGGAACCGGCCATCAGGTAACGGGTGTCAAACTCGCCGAACAACGGGCCGGACCCATCGAGCAGCATTTCGTCCATCCGCTGGGTCCAGTTCGTGTGCCATGGCGCCAGCGTGTGTTTCGCGTGGGCCGCGAAGAACGCCTCCGAACTGGCAAAAGTGGCTGACTTGTCGTTATGGCCGACCATGATCGGGAACACACCGTAGCCGCGGCAAATCTCCTCGATCTGCAGCCGGCGCGTCGCCACATGCTCGGCGTCCACGCCCGTCTGAGAAGTAGGAGTCCACTTCGCTCCGTTGTCGACTACCAGCGGATCGCCGTTCTTGGCCAAGCCCGAGAACTTCTTGATCCACGCAGTCAAGCGGCTGTGCTGTGTCTCGTCGAGAGCCTTGTCAACCGAATAGACACCGCTTGGCCGAAGACCGTTCTGGTGCATTGCAACCTGACTTTGTTCGGTCGCCAACGCCAGGCCGATCGCTGACCTGGCCAGCTTGACTGCGTCCAAGTTCTGCACCCAGTCCCACTGCAGGCCGTTCAACAGGAATACGTCGTCCGGGCTGAAGGTGCCGATCAGACCAAATTCGTCCCAGCATCGGTAAACCAACTCGTAGCGCGATGTGCGCTCGACTGTCCAGCTCTCGGGCGCCACTGGGATCAGCTCCCGCACCCGGTTATTCGGTCCGCGTACTTTGATCGAAAGTGCCCGTCCGACCAGGGCGGCATGCATGGTCATCTGGCGGCGCCATTCGAAAGAGGTCTGCCATTCGTTTGGCCGGCGCGCCAGGAGGCGGTACTCGGGGATATTGGTCGCTTTCTCCCTCGTCCCGTCCGGCTTTTCCCGGTAGACGTGAAGCTTCGGCGTGGCGCAACCGTCTGCGATCACCTTCACGCACGCGAGCACGGTTGACACATGCAGTGCGGTTTTCGCGTTGACGTGAACGCCAGCGATCATTGCGCCGCCACGTCCTTCAATCAAATCCATGATCTGGGCGTCGGTACGCTGGGCAGACTTGCGCCCTAAAATGCGGTCGAGGAAGTTCAATCTTTATCCCAGAATGAGGTGGTTGCGACTTCGCCGCTGATTGCCCGTGCGATACCCATGATTGCGGCAACAGGGCCGTCGATCTTCTGCTCCGGCTTTTCCTTGCGCGGATAGATGTTGTCTTTCGCGTCCAGCTTGGCCACCACGTTTGAGGCCATCCAGGTCAACAAGGGGTTACCATCGTGATGCACGCGGCCGGCCTTAATTGCGCTCTCGAATTCTTTCATTGGGAGCGACAAATTCTTGACGGTCTGTCCCACTTCCACGGCAGTGATGCCGCGCTTAGTGAGGCGCTGCTCGAGCTGGGCGGCGCGGAACGGGTCGAAAACTACCTCTTCCGGACCGTAATGCGCGATCAGCTCTAAGGTGTCTTCTTCAATCAGATCGAAGTCGATCTCGGCACCATCGTGCTGCTGCAGGAACCCCTCGATTACCCACTTCCGGTAGGCGTTCGAATTCTTCGGATCATTCTCGATCGCGTGCTCGGGGAGGTAGTAATGCCCGAACAGGTAGAAATGCTGCTTCCCCTCGATTTCCCTGACGAACATGAGCATGATCACGCACACGTCTGAACGGCTGGCCAGGTCGAGGGTGATGTAGCAGCGTTCGCCCCTGAACTGCTCCGGGCGCAGTCCAAAGTCCGCGCACTTGTTCCATTCCAGCATGTTGAGCCAGGCCGACTTGGCCGAGCACCAGATGTTCAGATGTTTTGTCTTGAAGCGGGTCTGCTTCGAGGCACTCTGCGTGGCCTGACGCTGCTGCGCCAGGAGGAAGTCCTCGTCGACGGAGATGCCGAAGTTCGGATTCGCCTTGCGCAGCACGGCGGGACTGGTCCAGTCGTCTCCGTCGTCGATCGTATAAATCAGCGCGAAGAGCTCAGGATCGTCCAGAACGCCATCGAGCACCTTCTTGGCGTCCTGCTCTTGGTCGAAGCACGGCCCGGCGATGTTGAAGCCAGCGGTCGTGATCATCAACAGCAACGGCTGCTCACGCGCACCCATACCGGTTTCCATTGTGTCGACCAGTTCGGATGTGTCGTGCTCATGGTACTCATCGACAATCGCGCAGGACGGTGATGCGCCATCACCAGGCTTGCCGATCACAGGCTCGAATCGTGAGCCGTCGGCCGGCGAGAGCAGTGCCTTCGCCCAGACCTCGGCGCCGAGCGCCTGTTGCAGCTGCGGCGTGCGCTCGAGCATTTGCTTGGCTGGCCGAAAAACCTCCCAGGCCTGCGCCTCTGTCGTGGCGCCAGAGTAGACCTCGGCGCCGAACTCGCCATCGGCTGCGAACATAAACAGGCCAATGCCCGAGCCGATGATCGACTTGCCATTCTTGCGCGGCACGGCGAAATACGCCTTGCGGTACCGGCGCCGATCATTTTTTTTGATCTTCCAACCGAAGAGCACGCAGAACGCAAAGCACTGCCATGGCTCCAGGGTAATTGTCTCGCGCTTGCGCGCCCATTTCCCTTTGGTATGGGGCATCAGCGAAAGGAAAGTGCAGACCTTGTTGGCCGCGTCCGGATCGAAGTAGTACGGGAACACCCGGCGACGGCTGGCCTTCAGCTCGTCCAAGTGCTTTTTGCATGCCAGCTTGACCCACTTGCAGGCGACGATCTTGCCCTTGACGACCGCCTGCGCATATCCCATTGCTGTGCCGACGAAATCGGCGGCCATAATCAGTGCGCCTTCTTGCTGCCCACCATATCGGCGAACGGGTTGACGGGATCCTGCTTCTTCGCCGACACGCGCGATCGATCGGCCGGGGTCATGCCGAGCACCGCCAGAGCCGTGCGAATCTGGGCGACCTGGGCAGAAGTCACCTGACTGTCCGGCAGTTTTCGGAACTGCGCGATCAAGCGCGCGGCCAGTTCGACGGCCATTCGATCGGTCGCCTGCAGCACGGTCGCCGGAAGTGCGGCGACGATTTCGTGCCATGCGTCTTTTTGGTGCTGCTTGAAATAAGTCGGCGGAGTTGGGTCGAACTCGCCGGCGGCGAAGTCATCGCGGCGGCGCGCAGGATCCTTGTCAAAGGCACCCCGCGCCTCGAGCACCGCCGAGGGGGTCCGGGGCTTTGGCATCTTTGAAACTCCTGAAGTCCGAAAGTCTGAATTGCGGAAGTAAGAAAAAAACTAGCTAGTCGGTCTAGGTCCGAATTGCCTCAAAGAATCGACTCCCCCTCCCCTTTCTGCCTGCGTTTTGGCCTTGTGGCAGGCAGAACAGGCAGCCTGGAGGTTCGAATCGTCTTCGATACGCTCATTTGTCCAGCCGTCGGCGCGCGCTGCGGCCTTGCTGACAACGTGGTCGACCTCGCCCGCGACGAAGCTGCAGGCGGGTCCTTTGATCTGGCAGAGGCCATAATCACGCTGGAGGATGCGCTCACGGCGCTGCTGCCAGTCGTATCCATACCCGCGCTGCGTGCTGCTCTTGTCACCGTTACTGCGAACCCATCCGGATGACTGCTTTGCATGCTTCTCGCAGTAACCAGGCGCATCCACTAGCTTGCCGCAGCCGACCTTCCGGCAGATTGTTTTGGGACGCCCGGCCATCAGCGGCGCGTCACCGGGGCTGGCGTGAATACCGCCTTGATCACTTGGCGTACGTTTGCGGGAACTTGGCGTGCCATCTCCACAATCGATGTACCTGGACCGCCGTGGCCCTTGGCACGCAACATGGATTGCGCTTCCTCACATTCGGCTAGGTGTTCAGCAATTTGATTCAGCCGGTGTAGATCAGCTGCCTTTGCCGCGTGTGCGCCCGAGCCGAGCACGGCACGCAGGATCTCAGCGCGATAGATGCGTGCGATGTCGTTCATTCGATACCTAAAAAAGAGAAGTCACCCATCGTCTGGAAGTGGCGCAGCCGGACGCCTGCCATGACGAGCCAAGGTTGACATTCGGGTATATTGAGCATCCGCCCATTAGAGGAGAACAATGTGTCGATTTACAGCAAAAGTAATGCCTACGCTCACGCCATCGCCATGGTAACTGCAGGCCTGAGCTCCGGCTCGATCAAGCTGGAGGGGCCGGATAAACAAGGTGCGTATGGTAAATCAGACGCTAAATACCTTGCTGACCTTATCGCCGGGATCGTTGACAGCCTGCAGGACCCAGCACACAAGGCTGATAAGGACATACACAAAGGAGTCTGATTACCAACCACAACTCGCACCGAACTGACGCGCCGTGAGTGAACACGTTTTGTAGATCGGCATCAGCGTTTGTAGGATGTAAACGAAAAAGCCCGAACGTTTAACGGTTCGGGCTTTTCTCTGGACGTGCGAAGACGGCCTAAGCCGTGACTATATCAGAAAAGAGTTGCCGTGCAAATGTTTCGCTTGAGCTTCTGAGTCAGCTCGTCACGTGCCTCGGTAGCCACGACAGTCAGGTCAGCATTTGGAAACTTCCACACGCTGGCGATGCTGCACATACGGTAGATGGCCCACACGTGGATGCGGCTCAAGCTGTTGATCATTGCATCAGTAGCGGCACCGATGCGCTGGTCGGCATCTTGCTGGGCCTCATGAATGTCTGGTGCACTTCCTTCCCCGTCTTCCTCGCCAGACAGGCCGCGCATCGTCTTCATGCCGAGGTCTTTATCCTCGTCGCCGGCCATCCACGCTTTCCAGCAGGCCAGGCAGGTATCCAGGCCGTCAGCTTTCACGAACGATTGAACAGGGACCTCCGCCTTGCGAACTCGACGGAGATTTGAAGCATTGATGAAGCCGAGTGCAGCGGTGGTCATGAACTTCTCCTGTGAATAAACACAGGCATTTTCACTGTTCCAACAGGAAATTTTCTAACGGAACTAAGAAATATTTTTCATCGCTACATTTCAACCACGGTCTTCGACGAAAGCGGTATTTCTATTGGGGATTTGACATCATGATACGATCAGTATTTTGCATAAGTAACAATGAAACCTACTTCTAAATGGATGTTACGGGCAGCGTGCTTTGCGATCGGATCTGGTGTACTCGGGTTTGTTTTTTTTGCCTTTGCCCCATGTCTTCCTGACTGGGAAACAAAGACTCCAGAATGGGTCGGTGCTATAGGTGCGATCGCGGCGTTTGCCGGCACAATCGTAATTGCAAGCACTGACAGCTGGCGGCGGCGGCGCGCTGACACTGACTTGGCTACCGTAGCCGCAGCAGCAATTATGGATCGCGTTGCAGCCTACACAGTGACAATTGACACCCTTACGCGGGAGATTCCCGTGCATGAGGTCATGGACCGCGAAACCTTGCAGGCTTATAAGGGGTTACTGGAAAAAGACCCGTTATGGACGCGCGAGGAGATTATGCCAATGACGGTCTTATCTAATCACGTGGCACCCAGACTGCAGCGCATCGTCGCCCGCCATCAACGGCTCATCCAAAGTCTTGAATTCCTCAAGTATGCAACTCTGCCTGGGACGGTGACTCGTCTACGGGAAACCGTCTATACCGACTTGCAAAAAACAGATGCTGACCTCGTCCAGTGCCGCGAAGAAATGCAGCATCTTCTTCGCGGCCTTTATTCTGACGATGACGTCCTGAATTAGTCGGGATCCAAGCGGCCGAACAGATCGACTGGGCTATATCCGATGACTCTTGATCATCTGGAATCCCTGTATTTCCGGGCTTCCTTTGACGTTACGCGCCACTTTCGCGCCGCATCATCCCGGTATTTGCGCCGATCTGATCCTGTGCACGTGCGGCCAGGTCGAGGTTCTTTTCCAGATAGCCCATCGTGGTAACAGGGCTCTTGTGGCGCATCACTCGCTGGATCGTCTGCACTGGCACGCCGGCCTCGGATAGCAGTGTGGCGAAGGTGCCGCGCAGTCGGTGCGGCGTGATCCCCTTGAGCGAGCACGACGAGTTCGCCTTGCGCATGACCTGGCGCGCGAAGCCGGACTGGAACTCTTTGCCGTCCTCCCGTACCACTATCAGGCCCTGGGCCTGGCGCAATGGCTCAAGGTGCTCGACCAGCCAAGCGGGCATTGGTACAGGCTCTGCCTCCCTACCCTTGGTGATTCCGGGCGTGTATGTCGCGCGCTGCCAGTCGACCCATTCCCACCGTGCCGATGCGCATTCGCTTTCGCGCAGCCCCAGGCCAAACATCATGCGTACGGCGGTGGCCACGGCCGGCGTGCGCTTAGCTGCGGCGTCGACAGCGTCGAACCAGGTGCGGGCCACGTCCAGTGCCAGGGTCGCGCGCGGCCGCTTCTGCACCTTGAGCATCGACACGCGCCACGGTGGCGCTGCCAGCGTGCCGCGCTTGACCGCCCACATGGTCAGCAGCTTCAGGATGCGCAGCCAATGGTTCGCGCTGGCCGGCTTGTGGTCCTGCAGGTGCAGGTTGCGCGCCAGCTCGACGTCGGCCGTGGTGATGCTGTCTATGGCCTTGGTGCCGAGGTCATACATGTGCAGGCGCCGGAACGTGTCCACGCTGCGAATGTGGGCAGCGCTGGCCACTGGCCGGTGCACCACGATCCATACCTCGATCAGCTGGTTGAGAGTCGGTACCGGCTGGCCCCCGTTGGCGCGCACCACGGCCGCTTCATATTCCTGCTCGGCCTTCTTCTCGGCGAGCCGCCGGTTCCTCATTCTGGTGCTGCGCTGGACGCGCTCGCCGCCGACTTGGAAGCGGTAGTGCCAGATATCGCCCTTCTTGAAAACGTTCGCGCTCATAAGTGCGACGCCAATCCGCGGTTGCCGCGCCGCTCGGGCGCCTTAGCCGGCTGCCATCGATGCGTGAGGTTCTCGAAGCGCGTCTGCTCGCCGATGTATCCCAACGCGACCCGGCCAGGCGCGCCCTGGCGGCACAGGGCCACGTCGACCTCGCACACGCCGATATCCGGGCTGTCCGGGTTGTACACCTCGTCGCGGTACAGGAAGATCACCGCATCGGCGTCCTGCTCAATGGCGCCAGAGTCGCGCAAGTCCGACGGCATGGGACGCTTATTCGGGCGCTCCTCGAGCTTTCGGTTCAGCTGCGACAGCAGCACGATCGCAATGCCCAGTTCCTTGGCCAGAGCCTTGAGGCCACGCGTGATCCCCTCAATCTGTGCGTTTCGATTGTCGCCGTCGCCGTCCATCAGCTGCAGGTAGTCGACGACCATCACGTCCAGGCCGTGCCGGCGCTTGATGCCCTTGGCCTTCATGCGCACGTCGAGCAGGCGCAGGCCGCCCTGGTCATCGAGGAACAGGTCCATGTTTGCCAGTTTGAGCGTTGCATGCGTCAGACCCGTCCAGTCCTGCTCCTGCATGTTCTGTGGCTCGAGGAGGTGCGGCAGCGGGATCCGGCCCAGGTTCGCCAAGTTGCGGTCGTGGAGCTGGGCCTTCGGCATTTCCATCGACAGCACCAGCACACTGTGTTCTTCGGCCACATTGCACGCCACGCACAGCGCGAAGCCTGTCTTGCCCATCTTCGGACGCGCCGCTACGACGATCAATTCGCCAGCGCGCAGGCCGCCGCTGAGCTTTTTGTCGACCTCGGGAAATCCTGTCGATATCGCCCGGGTCTGGCCGCTCATCCGTCGTTCGATCTCTTCGACGTGCGCGACCATCTCGTCGGACGCGCGCACCGGCTCAATCCGCACGCGCGCCTGGGCCAGCTGCTCGAGCGCGGAAGACGCCTGGTCGACCATCGCGCCCGCTTCTGCCGGCGACGTGGCTGCCGCCTCGGCCACGTCGCGGCCGAACTTGATCAGTCCACGCTTGATGGCTTTGTCGCGCACGATCGTGGCGTAGCGGCCGATGTTCGCCGCCGATGGCGTGGTCTGTGCCATCGAGTTCAGGTACGGCAGGCAGTCGCCCAGCTTGGCGCGCAGCGCGTCGCCCAGCGAAATCACGTCGCAGCTGCGGCCGGCGGCCAGGTTGCGCATCAGCTCGCTGAAGATGACGGCGTGGTCGGACAGGAAAAAGTGTTCGGCGCGGAGATCGCCGAGCCGATCGACCGCATCGTTGTCGCGCAGCAGGGCGCCGATGACGCTCTGCTCGGCGTCCAGGTTATGCGGTAACGTTTTGATTTCGTTGCTCATGCTGCCTCTTTCGATTCGTGGATTTTCTGTGCTGCCTTGCCCTGCGTGGTCAGGAAGTACTGGCCATTCCCGTCAATCGCCCACAGCTTCAGGTAGTTGCCCTCGACGTACTTGCGGAAGGCGGCGCGCCAGTCCTTGTAGCGCTTGGTGGCGCCCGTGCCACCGGGCAGGAAGCGGCGCCGGAACTCGACCCACGCCAGCGCCGTGAAGTCCTGCGGTAGCCCAGCCTCTTCGGCATAGACCCACAGCGGCGTGTAATCGCGCAGCGGTCGTTCATTTGCAGCGGTGCAAGCATCGAGAAACGTTTTCAGCACAATCGCCCCGGGCTTCCTTTCGGTCGGCGCAAGGCCCCCGTCAGGGGGTTTGGGGGTAGTTATTTGGTTATTGGTTATTGGTTCTTGGTTAGTTTGTGATCCGGGTGGCTGTGGGTTGCCAGTAGCAAGCGGATCGGAACCGGATGGAAACCCGCTGGGTTTATCGTCGGTTGCTACAGCTTTCTTCGGGCGGCCACCTTTCTTGCCATTGGTTTTCGCAGTTTCGGCTTTCGTGTGGTAGTCCGTGATGACCTGGTCGCAGATCGCATGCCGGTAGCCGGAATCGGTTTTCGTGAACTTGAAGCGCAGGTGACGTTCAACGATGCGACGCTCTTCTTCGCTCTCGGCGCCAATTTGCTCGCACAGGACGTCGAGGTCGAGCGACAACGGTTCTTCCTGGTCGTAATAGATGTCCAGCATGTCGCGGTAAATCCACCGGGCGTGCCGGGTCATGTTGACCGTGCCCGAGCGGAAGTCGCCGATGTGGAAAGGGTAGTAATTCATGATGTGGCTTTCCAGGTAATTGCTATGCCCACACCGCCTCCGCGCGTGCCGGGCCAAACAACGCCGCCACGAGCGGATCGCGCCCACTGAACGCCGGCCAACTGCGCACGATCGCCTGGAATGGCACGCTCCCGCGCTCCTCGACACGTGGCAACTCTTGGCCGAGCAATATCTTGGGAATCAGCTTGGCGCCGGGCGCCAGGCCATGGTGCCAGAGGTAGCACACGCCCTGGCCCAGCTCGCTCTTGATGCGCACGCGATACACGCGCTGCTCGTTCTCGAGCTCCTCAAGACGACGGCGTATTGTGAAGTTGGAATATCCAAGCTCGAGCCCGAGTGGATCGACAAGACGTGGCCCAAGCTTGAGGGCTTCCTCGATCGCTGCGGGCAGTTGCGCGATCGGGACTTTGCGTTTGGAGGGGATAGTCATGGCGGCGGCATCCCGATTTGCGCAGCGGCCTGTTCAGCGATCTCAGCACTGCGCGCGCGCCAGCCTGCCTGCCACCACTGGATTGCAGCGGCGCCGTGGTTCATGTCATGGTCATCGATGCCGAGGCCCTTGTCGAACGCGGCGGCGCCACGGTCCATCATCATCGCGTGGGTGACGATCTGGTCCATCAACGCCCTCCCTGCGTGTCGATTGCCTCACGCAGCTTTTGGCGAGCATGGTATTCGGCGCGGCGCGTTTTGTCGCACCGGTTCGAGACGGCTTCCCGGTCGTGCTTGCGCCAGTCCCGCGCCTGGTGTGCGATTTTTTCGTCCGGAGTCGCTTTCCGGTTTTCTTGGTCTTGCATGATGTCCTTCCTGTCAGTCTGATGTGGCCCAGGCGTGGGCGCGTGGTTTGAAATCGCCTTTAAAGACGCCGGTGAAACCCGCCCGTTGCGACTACGCGACCTGGGAAACGCTGCACATGGCCATGACGTGGCCATTCGCCGCGGCGCCGGGCCGGGTTAGGATTCGCTGCTGGTGTCGCTGCCGCTCGCATATGCGCAAACGCGGCCTGCCGCACGAACGGCGCGACGTGCTGCCCGATGCTGGCGCAGAACTGGCGCAGGGCCAGGTCTTCCGTTTCATTGAGAGGCACCTTCAGCGTGTTCTCGCGCTTCGGGTTCGGCTTGTGAGTCTGGTGCGTCATGTTTTCTCCTGGTGGTGCGGTGATTCAGGGGTGAGTGAAGGCGAGTAACGTCCCCAGGACAACTTACTGGCCGGTAAAAACCCGCATCGAAAAATGCGGGGTGCTGTTGGTTAATCAGCCAGCTCTGGCCAAGTTCTGTGCCAGTCGTTCGGCTTAAGGTGTTTCCGCGAAACTGCTCCGAGCGTCTTTTGCTCAATCTCGACGCATCGTTCTGGCGAGATGGGGGCCGTGCCACTGGCCATCTGAGAAAGGTAGGAAGGGGATACGCCAAGTTCAGCTGCAAGCGCTGCGCCGCGTCCACGTTCGGCTGAGAGGTAGGTTTTGAGGTCCATGCACGCAGTTTAGTAACTGCTAAATCAAAAGTCAAGTGAATACTAATTTAGAAAACTCTAAACTTACGCCCATGGACATCACAGAAACTCGCAGGGAAAATTTGAGACGCTGGGTCGTTGAGAACGGCACACCCGCAAAAGAGCGGAGCTTGTTCTCTCAGCTCAAAGCTAATGGCTCATTCGGAGAGCGTGTGGCGCGGCGGCTTGAGGCTGACTACAGGATGGGTGATGGGTACCTCGACCGGCCTCTGAATGCGCCACAATCGTCAGCAGACGTGCGCCAGCTCATGCCTGGTGCACGAGCTGTCCACGTTTCAGGCGCGGACGACCCGACTATGACGCAGATCATGAAGGTGAAGATCAAAGTGCAGGCCGGCATTACGGGCTTCCAGGTCGAGCCTGAATACCACGATGGAGAAACACAGGGGGTGCCCACGAAATGGGTTTTGCGCGAGGGGCTGCGCCGCGATGCGCTTCTGGCGATTACAGTGCGTGGGGACAGCATGGAGCCCGGTCTTCACGATGGCGATACGGTCGTGGTAAATACTGCAGATAAAACGCTGGCCTCTGGCTCAGTGTATGTCGTTAATTATGAGGGTGAGGCGGTTGTTAAACGCTTGCTACGTGATGCTGGTCAATGGTGGCTTACTTCGGACAACTCAGACCAACGAAAATATCACCGCCAGTTATGCAAAGGTGCCGAGTGTATCGTCCTCGGTAAAGTGATTAGGAAAGAAAGTACGCATATCTAAGGCGCCACGGCACGCTTGCATGCCGATATTAAGCATCACATGATAAAGAAAATATCGGGCAGCATCCGGCAATGGTGGACCGGGAAATACATTTCCGATGACCATTCCAATGAATACTTCACATTTCTCGGCTACTACGAGCGGCACTGGACTTCGGAAGCTGCCCACTCCATTTGGGAATTTCTGAAGAAGGAATGGCGGTGGACAATCCCCGTATGCTTAACCTTTTTCAGTGTCTGCATCGCCTTGTGGCGTCTTCAATAGGTATGTGAGCTTCATTGGCTCTGGCAGAACAATCGCTCTTGCATCAATCTCCTTCATAGTGCTGCGCATGTACTCCTGAACGTCTTTACGGAATGGTTCACGGTTGTACACGCTTTCAGGCAGATGGAAAATCAGTAAATCGCCAGCGGCCACCGATACAATCTGTGTCGGTTCGCCGTGGAGCGCGGCACATCTCCCCAGCCGAAAAGCAGCTATCAGTAATCGCAACATCTCTACCTCCTCACCCGCCAAGCGCGGGTATTTTTTCGCCCGCAGCCCGGGCTAGCAGCTCGAACCCAGCGAGCTCAAATATTTTCGCACACAACTTTAGTAAATGCTTGACTATCTGTTTAGTAGAGACTAAAGTAATCTCATCGCGAACGAACTCGCTCCATCAGAGATCGGGCAGCGACTACACAGCGCGACTTGCGTACTACTCGACCAACCTCAGTAATACAAGGGAGCGAGCCGCGCTGTGTACCTACACGAATCTAGTTCTGCACCTGCCGAGCTACTCACCGGAGACCCAGCATGAAGAAGTTCCTTATCACCGCCCGCACGTCGCTCGTGTGCATCACCTTCAGCGCCTTGGCTCGTTCCAGCGCCGAAGCGGCCGAACTGACGATTGAGCTGATGGGCGATCTGCCATGCGGCGTCACCGTTGTGGCCGGGGTGCGCTGATGGCAGCGGCGCGCCAGCTGCAGGACACGCCGGACAGGGCTGCCCTGGAGGTCGCCCACCGGATGCTGCGCACGCCCACCCCGCTTGATGAATTGCTGCGGCACCCCGCCTTTGAACTGGTGCTGAACACACTGGCGCGTCGGCACATGAAGCGGCGCAGCCAGGTCGACGTGAAGAAGCTGCAAGCCAACGACAACGATTAACCTGCCCAATCGGGCACCACCACGAGGAAACGCCAATGTTCACTTCTCTGCATGCGCTCGCAAAACAGGCGACGCTGATGATCACCATAGCCCCCGAAGGCGCTGACCAGCTGCGCGTCAACGTAACGCCGATGCCGCTCGCCAGCAAGGCCAAGACCGGTTTGCCACAGCCGCTGTCACTGGTTGCCACGCCAGCCGAGTTCGACGCCGACTTCATCACCGCGCTGGGTACTTGGCAGGCGCCAAAGCGCACCCTGGTGCAGCAGGCGCAGGACGCGGCCGGCGGCGATGCCGCTGCGCCAGCGAGCGCGGAAGCATCGAAGTTGCCCGCGCCAAAGGAGAAGCCGAAGGCAGGCCGCAAGGCGAAGAGTGACAAGCCCACCGGTGCCGATGACGCGGCACCAGGCGGCCAGGCTGATGCCGCCGGCGACGACGATGCAGGTGCAGGCCCCGACCAGCTCGACACGGCCGCGCAAGCTGCTGACGAAGCGACGGCCGCGCCGGCAGTTGAAGAACCGGCGGCCGAGCCGGCACCGGCGGTCGCTGCAGCTGGCCTGACGGCTGCTGACCTCACCCTCGACCTGTTCTAACGGAGCACCCATGGACATCCAGAACCTTCAACGCGAATTCAACTACAACGGGGTCGCCCTCGCTGACCCAAGCCCGACCCTGAGCCTGCCCCAGGTGCGCGACTTCTACGCCAACGTCTACCCGGAAATCACCAGCGCCGATATCGAAGGCCCGAAGCAGGTTGGCGCCAAAGTGATTTACACGTTCCGCCGCGCCGTCGGCACGAAAGGCTGATCATGAAGCGCGAAGCTGCCCTGGAGCGCCTGCGCGCCGGCGGACGTCTGTCCTGCGGCCCGCGCCCGGCAAATATCTTGACCGAGGAACAGGCCGACATGCCGCTCGCCCGCCAGATCTCGCGCATCGTCGCCGAGGGCGTGCGCTCCGCCGGCCCACTCTGCCTTGCGCCCTCCGTGAACCACGCGGTGCTGCCATGAGCGCGATGGTTCCCGCCTCGGTCCTGGCTCTGCCCCAGTTCGGCGCCGATGTTCCCATGAGTTACACGATTCCGGGCGTCGACGCTATGACGATCCCGCTGACCATCGCCCTGCTCGAGGCAGGGGTAATCAGCGACGCGATGCTGCGCGCGCCACGCAATGCACTGCTGACGGAAGTGTTCGGCGAGACCGAGAAACAGCTGTGCGAGCGCGCGCTGGCGCACTGGTGGACTCGCCTGATCCGCGCGAACTCATGCAAGTTCTTCCGGTGGGGCCTGGAGGTGATGCAGTTGGATACAGACGGCGCTTACGACCGCGACACGACTGCCTGGTTTTGCTTCGGTCGCACCGGCGACACGATCCCTCGCTTCGCGCTCGGTCGCGGCATTGAGAGACTGGAACGAGTACTCGATGGTTTCGGGCAGACCGTCCTGGCAGTGCTGCGCGAAGCTTTACGACTGCTGCCTGACTCGTTCACTCCATGGATGGCGTTGGGGTTGGCTGAGTGGATGCACTGGGATGACTCGGAAAACGACGATGAGCTCATCGCGAACTATGCCAACGAAAGAGACATAGCGGTGGAGGCCGTTAAAGAAGGCGATGTACTGACCAGAGCAATATTCTTCAACGAAGTCCCGCGCTGGGCCTGCGCGCCGCAGCAAGTGGTAACGAGGGACGCAATTGTTGCAGCCGGTACTGGCAAGTTCGAGCAGAGCGTAATCGCCGCGTGCGACGAGTTGCACGCCCTGGTGACCCGCCCCGAGTTCGTTTTGCGCCCTGACGACAAGGGGAGCTACCGATGCGGCCGCGATACGGTCGACGCTGCTGTGGTGCTGCTTTGGAAGGACAACGGAGTCGTCGGCCAGGTGATCGATGACTATCTGAACGATCTCGGCAGAACCGGCGAGTACTGCGAATACATCGACACCAATCCGGTGACGATGACCGCCGATGGTATTAAGGAATTCCAGATCAAGACCGAGCAGGCACTGCAGGTTGCGGTGCTGACCGAGAAACTCATTCTTCTGATTGGAGAGAAATTGTGAGCCTTATTCCTGTAGATATCGTCGGCACCAACGAAACGACCCTACGGCTGTCCAGCGCTGTATTGATGTACGAGTCCGGGCGCGGCGACATCTATGCGACTTCGCACCAGGTTGTCCGGGACACGGACCAAGGTCGGAATGTGATCGGGGCCGGCGTCCCGCTGTCGAAGGCAGCCCTGGCGAAGTTCGCTGGCGCGGTGGCAAAGGCGACTGCATTTGCCGGGTTCCTCCCCGAGAACCTGCTCTATACCTCGGCGAACGTGCTGGCATGGTGGGCCCCCGCTCAGGTGCGCGCCATCTGGTTCAAGAAGGCCGGTAGTGGAACCGTGGATGCGCATGGGCCGGCAGCCCATCCTGCCCTGGTATTCGTGGCCACGCCGAACGACTGGTTTGTCTTTGCGCTGCGCGACAGCGCGCGCCCGACGCCGACTACCCGTCTCTTCCATTCGCCCCACTTCAACGTGTGGGAAGGCGGCCGGATCTGCACTGGCAATGTCGACCTCCCGCCAGCGCTTGGCGCCGAGGTGATCGACCGATACGAAGCCGCGTTCTTCCGCAGCCACTTCACGCACCCGAACCGCAGAGATGCGGTCAAGTACAAGGGCGGCATGCAACAGCTGTGGAAAGACCAGCTCGCCAACCCTGACCCGGAGTCGATGCGCCGCGCACTCGTCGACTCGAATGAAACGCTGCAAGCCGCGATCGAACGCATCGCCGGCCACCCCACCAATAACTGATCGAAAGAGGACATCATGGACAAGAAAGAATTCACCAGGCAGTTCGACGAACTGCTCAACATCACCCGGTCGTCGTTCGACACGTTCCTGGCAACCGCTGAAACCGTGTTGCGTGAGCAGCGCCCCCTGCCGCTGGCTGTTGACGAAGCCTCGGCGCCGGCTGACCTGCTGCAGCTGGACATGGCATTGCTTGCGGCCGCGCCGATCGCTGCCGTGCCGCGCCACGCGCCATTCCACCCGTTGCAGGAGAACGGCCACCGCTTCCTGCTGGCTGCTGACGGGCTGCACCTCGAGGTGCGCCGGCCATGGCTGCACTTTATCCACAGGCTGGCCGAGCAGACGGCCGTCGCGATCCCGTACGGCGAGGTCGAAAAGACTTGCCTGCTCGATTTCAAGTCGATCGGAAGTGCGCTGCCGCAGATGAAAGAATTCGCGACGAAGGCGCGCGCCGACGCGCCGATCGAGGCGGCTGCCAGCCTGCTGTGGAATCACCGGGAGCGTACCTGGCGCATCGCATACCCAGAGATCATTGGCGAAGCCAGCGCGAGCATGATCCAGTATGCGCAGGTCGAGGTCGGGCCAGACGAAAGCCTGGCTCTGGACATTCACAGCCATGGCCACGCCGGCGCGTTTTTCAGCGACACGGACGATACGGATGACCGCGGCGCCGTGAAAATTTCGGCGGTCTTCGGCAATCTCGATAGCGACAAGCCCACGTGTGCGTTCCGCTTGTCCGTGCTGGGCCTGTATATCCCGATCCCGGTACCGGCCGAGAAAGTGTTCGGGTAATCGCATGCCGCACATCACGCCACCCTACATGCTGAGCCGCGCGCCGCGCATTGCCCTCATCGGCTGCGGCGGCAACGGCTCGCAGATGCTGACCGGCCTGGCCAGGCTGAACCATGCGCTCATGGCCCTGGGGCACCCGGGCCTGGATGTGCGCGTCTACGACCCGGACACTGTCAGCGAGGCCAACATGGGCCGACAGCTTTTTGGCAGCTTCGACGTCGGCGCCAGCAAGGCGCACGTACTGGTGAACCGCATCAATGGGTTCTTCGGCCTGCGATGGGAAGCGGTGTTCAGCCGGTTCGATGCGCGCGCCCACATGTACGACATTGCGATTGCCAGCGTCGACAGTGCGCGGGCCCGGAACGAGATAGCGCGCCTCCTGCAGGAGCGGAACGTGGCGTACTTGATGGACCTGGGAAACCGCGCGGCCGATGGCCAGGTGCTGTTCGGCGAGCTCAATACGAACCGCGAGCTGCCGGCAGGTAGCGTGGCCCTGCCCAGCCCGTACGAGGTGCTGCCCGAGCTGGTCGACCTGGCCGCGCCGGAAGACGACACACCGAGTTGTGGCCTGGCCGAAGCGCTCGAGCGGCAGGAGCTGTTCGTGAACCAGTCGATCGTGACGCCGGCGCTGTCGATCCTGTGGGAGTTTTTCCGGCACGGCCGCCTGACGTGGCACGGTGCCTTTGTGAACCTACGCACCGGCAGCATGAGGCCAATGAACGTGCGCGAGCCGGCGCCGGCCGCGTCGGCTGAACTGAAAATTGAATTGGAAGGGATCGTATGATCGAAAGCACGAATGAACGGCGGCACCGCCGGTGCGCTCGCGAGCGCCTCGACTGGAACGAGATCGAAAGCCTCGGTGAGCTGCACGGCTTGATCGCGAATGACGGCTACGCCGCCTCGTTCCAGGACATGGGCCAGTACCGTAGCGCGCTGGTGCGCCATATGGGCAACCTCCTGCGGACGCTGGCTGCAGGCCAGTCAACGGTGCGCGCGTGGCGTGAGCGAATGGGCAAAACTGCCGACTGGCCACTGCATGCGCCGACAGACGTCGAGCGCGCGATGGTTGCCGAGATTGCCGAGCTGCGCGCCACCCTTGCAGGCGCACCGAAGGCATCCCCAGGGGCGCAACCATGACGCATGCACGCCTACATGCAATCGGACTCGGAATAGTGGCAGGCACGCTAGGTGGTATGGCATTTGCCGTGATCGGGGCGCTCGTTGGGCCAAGTGGACTGATTGGCTCATTGCTTCTGACAGGTGGTGGGTTTATTGGCGCAGCGCAGCTGCTCAAGTGGCGCAAACAGCGGGGAGCCCCCACCGGTCAGGCGGGCGCCGAATTGATCTTCGGGAAGGACAGCGCATAATGGATACGTTTCTGACAACTGACGCGGTTATCAAATTGACCGGACGCAGAAGGAAGACGAAGCAGATCGAAGCGCTGCGAACGATGGGCCTGCCGTTTTGGATTAACGCAATTGGAGAGCCGGTCGTCACTATCGCCGCAGTCGAAGGGCGTAAAGAGGAACCGCGCGAGAAGGCATGGATAATGCCAAGGCGGAATGATGGGAAGAAAAAACACGCGTAATTTGAACATGCCGCCGCACATGCATCCACGGACGCAGCGCAGCGGCAAGACTTACTACTATATGTACAAGAAGGACGACGCCGGCAAGCGGGTAGAGATAGCCCTCGGCGACGATTTCATACTCGCGTTGAAGAAGTATGCCGAGCTGAATGTCGTAGTGGATGCAGGGGCCGGTGCGACATTCACTGACGTATACAAACGCTATTTGGTTGATGCGCTGCCGAAGCTGGCGGCCAGCTCGGCAAAGATGTGGCGATCGGACATCAAGCACTTGCTTGCAGCATTCAACGACGCGCCGCTAAGCCAGATCAGGCCAGTAAACATTCGCCACTTTCTTGATGATCACGCAGATACGCCGACCACCGCGAACCGATGCAAGCGTGTCTTTTCGGTCATGTGGAACAAGGCCAGGGGATGGGGCTATACCGATCTGCCGAATCCGTGCGAAGGAATTCAAGGGCACTCGCTTGGAAAGCGCACGGTCTACATCACCGATGCGATCTTCGAAGCAGTATGGGCAAGCGCGAGCGTCCCCCTCCGCGATGCCATGGATCTTGCGTATCTCACCGGCCAGCGACCTGCAGATGCACTCAAGATGACCGAGCATGACATCATTGATGGACACTTAATCGTGACCCAAGAGAAAACGAAACAGCCGCTGCGCATCAAGATCATCGGACAGCTGGCCACGCTACTCGATCGCATCGAAGCTCGCAAGGCAGGGTACAAGGTAAAAACTGCCGCACTCCTGGTCAATCTAAGTGGAAAGCGACTGACGGCGCCTGCGCTACGCGCGCAGTTCGACAAGGCGCGAACGGCGGCGGCCGTTGCCGTGCCAGACCTGGCGGAAGAGATCAAACAGATGTGGTTCTACGACCTGCGCGCGAAGGCGGCCGATGATACGGCAGACGACCTGGGCGACCAGGCAGCGAGCAATTTACTGGGGCACGAAAATGTCCAGACGACTCGCCGACACTACCTGAGGCGGGGCAAAATTGTCGCCCCTACGAAGTGAGGTAGGGATTTTTGTGGAGCGGTCTGATTTTTGTGGAGCGGCGAAGATAGATTTTTCGCCGTTTTTCATTGGAGCGGGTGAAGGGAATCGAACCCTCGTCGTAAGCTTGGGAAGCTTCTGCTCTACCATTGAGCTACACCCGCGATAGCCGCATTCTACGCGGGTTTCGCACTGTTTGACAAATTTCAGGGTAGAAAACGGGAGGGCCATTTCCTCACTGATTTGACTCGTGAATTCATCTTCCTCGTCGTCGCTGGCTGTCAAGGTCTCCTGATCATATTCACGTCAATTTCGTTTTAGCGTCCACGGCAATTTATAAAAACACATCCGCGTGAGCGATTTCGCATGCGTTGGCATGGACTTTTTTTCGCAGGTCAGCGCGCCGTAAGAAATGATGCTTGATGAATCAGATAATGACTGAATGCCGCTGAATTATTTGCAAGTAAGCCAAAAATTTTTAATCAAAATAGAGACAAACCAAAGCTTTTTATCGCCCTAATACAAAAAGTTACCGTAGAATATTACCGATGCGAAACAAATTTATTGTTGGGTCAACTTGGCCGAAGTCTATTTCATAACTATCACGTGTTTCGCACCAATCGCTTCGCAACAGGAAACTGAATGAACATGATTTTTTGCCGCGGATGCGGAAAGCAGATTCACGAAACTGCACAAAGTTGCCCGCACTGTGGCGCAACACAGATGAGCATTACGCCTAAACAGGGGATGCATTGGGCTACAACCACATCTTTTATTTCAGGAATTATCGTATTCGTGATGCTTTCCGCCATACCCGATGAACAATGGGATACGGATACCACCTTGGGTGGATTCGTTTTGGGCGTGATTCCAATCGCGTTTGGCATATATTCGTTGACTCAAAAATCAAAAACCGGACGCTGGATGGGGATCACCGGCCTCTGCCTGGGTATTGTTGCCGTTCTTGCATCTGCCGGAAACATGTAATTAATTAACAAGGAATTCGAACATGAGCATGGTATTTTGTAGAGGCTGCGCAAAAGAGATTCACGAAAGTGCGCAGTCGTGCCCTGGCTGTGGTGCGCCCCAAGGCCTTGTCAAACTTCAGTCGGTGCAGCCAGGTAGTTCTGGCAGCGCGCCTGAAGTGATTTCTGAGCCATGGTTAGAGAAATTCGCGCTGATCGAAAAAGCCGGCGGCGTAAAGATGCCAGGTATCAAGAGCCTGCCAGTGGGTGAACGAATCAAGGTGTTATTCAATATTTGGGGTTATTTGTTCGGACCAATTTATTATTTTGTAAAAGGAATGTGAAAAAAAGCACTTCCGCTGCTTGGCATTGCCATTGTGCTGGTAGTAATACTTGAGGCAATTTTCCGAAAATTCGGGCTCCCAGAGTCACTGACAAATTTTGTGGCCAGCGCTATTTTTGCGGCCCGTGCAAACATCGACTATTACAAAAAAATCAAACTGGGCGACGATGGCTGGTGGTGAGATCGGCTTTCAGACTAACTGAATAGCACCAGATCGTGAGCCTTTGCATTCAGCTCACTTCCACTACTTTCAGCTTATGCAAAAAAAGTCCACCTTTGATCGTCGTTGATTCGTCACATTGATGAAATTTCACGATCAAGGGCTTATTATTATGGGCGCGTAAATGACTGCTTTTGAGAACGATGTGAGGCCGAGAATCTTCAGGGCGGCACGTTGATGCAAAAATTCAGGCATTGCGGGTTTCAGCAAATGAAGTTAACAATGAGGCTGCGACTGCTTCCGATCCCAGGGAAGCGCATGCGGCAGCATCACATCATTCAGGTGACTCGACTTCATACCCCTTCGCCGCCAGCGCCGCGATCACGCCTTTCGGATCGAAAATATCGTCCATCGACAACAGCGCAAAGGTCGATGCATTGGCAGCAAGTGCTTTCTCGGCCGATGCAATCCACTTCGCATTCGCACGCTCCTTCACGTTCTTCCATTCAGGCTCCGTATCGAGCGCGGCGCTGTTCATCAGCGCGCCGAAACACGCTTCCTCGCGTTCGGCGTAGTTCAGCTTGCGCATCTCATCCACGTCGCCCTTGGCCCAGGCATTGGCGCGCGCTGTTGCGCCGTCGAGATCCTGCTTCAGTGTGGCCATCGTTGTCCTCAGGCAGGCGG